AAACATATAAACGATTTAGGTTTTTCCAATGTATTTCTCTCATATCTTTTTTAGAAGGTTTTTCTCCTTCTAAAAGGCACATTTTTACTCCTTCTCTAAAACCTGCTCTCCAGGCTTGGTGCGGTGTATAATTATTTTCTACAAGACTCATACACTCATTAAGTTGAACATAATCCAAATCCCAACAAAAATCTACTTGTGCTTTTAAATTATTTGAATCTGCATTTTCGTGTGTTTTCATATCAAGCACTGCTTGTCTATCCCAACACTTTATGCCGCCATTTCCATAAATTAATCCATTAATACTATTATAGCCTGCCCAACTAATTACTTTGCGTGTCAAATCTGTACCAGTCACAAATTCTACACTTTGGTTTATAAATTCTGGCTTAACTATATTGTCACCATCTACTGTAATAAATCTTTGTGTTTCAGATATTTCAGCACATGCCTTGTGAGCAGCATCTGAACCTTCTATACCGTGAACCCGCTTTGCCCACGGAACTTTTGTAAGCAAATCTGCATAATTTTTTTCTGCATTAGGTTCATCATAGCTTAGGTATATGACATCACATTCAGGTACATTTACTTTCATTGTTGTCTCACATGTATAAAATTATCATTGCCTGTTGCAACGTATAAGTCACATTCACCTGCATAATCATATTCTATGTTAAATTTAGTATCGTGAAAAAAATCTTCAAAACCAACATTAAATTTTCCTAAAAATTTTCTTTTATCATTTTTATCAGTAACATATATAACTTTTTCACTGCCAAAATATCCGTCTCTACTCATATAAAATTCTTTAGTATCTTTATCAAGAATTGCATAACCTTGCCAAGTATTTTTATTTTGAATTATTTGGAATGTATTAGGTGTTTGTTGTATACTAGAAAACTTTTTAAGCGGAAAAATACTTTTATTTACAAAATTTTCACTTGTAGTTTTTTGTATTTTTTCTAACTTAAACTTTTTTGCATCTTTATGATCAGGTAACACTCTCCAATTAGCAAATTGTTCCAATCCTAAAATAAATTTTTCAGCAATTTTCATTTCAACTTCAATGTATAACTTATCGGTAGAAATTTGATTTCCTACACTTAAAATTTTTCCCGAATCTTCTTCAAAAACTATATATGACATTGTTCTATGCTTTCAATTATATTGTCTGTCAAAAATTCATTTTCCACATAATGAAATATTTTATCTTGCATTATATTATCAATAAAAAGGTTTCCATTTTTGTTGACAGACGAACTTACTTTATCAGTCCATTTGCTAGGAACATCATTCCAATTTTGTAATTTGGGCTTCATATGGACAAAATTTACAAAGCTATTTTTATCTGTCACTTCTTTTTCTATTCCTAATATCTTACAAGCAATAGCAGAACTAACATCAACACTGTAAAACTTTTGTGTAGCAACAGGCGTATATTTTTTATAAAAAGTATACCAATTTTTTGTAATAATTTCTAATAATGTAAAGTATTTTTTTGTAAATGCAGTTTTTTTAAAGTACCAAAAACCATTATATAAATTAGGCAAATTATTTTCCACAAACGTTTTTCTGTGCCAAGTTGATGTTACTTTTTCGTTCCTATAAGTGTAAACATTACTAGTAAAAAATAAATCATAATTATTTAAGTAGCTCCACCAATTTGTTATATCACGCATTACTAACATATCAACATCCATTACTATAGTTTTTTTGTAAGGAGTTAATTGAAAAACTTTATATCTGTTTTGAAATTTTATTTCTTCATTCTTTGAATCGTCTACATCAATAGGTATTATTTTATCAAACAATATTTTATATTTTTCTGGCACTTTATCATTTGTAATAATGCTAATCTTTTGATTTTTATTAAATTTATGTATACTTAGTGCTAAAATACATGCCTGCTTTATATAATCAGTTGAACTGTTATTTTGTGCTACAAAACAAAAACCTTTACTCATTGTTTAAAACCTTATCAATTTGTTCGCCTAGATTAAATTTATTCATGACATGTATGTTTACATTTTCTATACTGCACACAGTATTGCTTTTTGTAAAACTGGTTGTTGAAATAAGAAATTTATATTTTTCTTTATCTATTTCTAATAAATTATCTGCGTCAGTAGTAAAAAACATTTTACATGGCAAATCTTCTTGTGGGTATCCTAGCAAGTTAAGTGCTATTGAAAATGCATAGTCATTTCTAAAATTATTTCCTACGATCTGATACTGAAGTCTATAAAAATTCCAATTATCTCTAATGTGTTTTACTAAATTAAAAAACATTTCACTAAATTTATTTTTTGAAAAATAAAACACGGTAGCCCAATACATGTCTATTGTTGTATCACTAACTCTTTGTATACTTGTATCATTTCTTTGTGGATTTAAATCAATAATATTTTTACTGATTTTGAATGTGTTAGATTCAAAACATTTAATAAGATTATTATTTCCTAATAAAAAATCAGTATCTATTACAAGCGTATTTTTAAAAGGCGTAATATCATAAGATTCACATCTTGAAAAATTATTCCAGGGTAATACTGCTGTTGAATACCCATTACGAAACTTTCTTGTTTGATTACTTGAAGTTTTATTTTCAATAATATATTCAAACAAACAAGCATGTTGTTGATATCTTTTTTGTAAATATCCTTTAGAATCTGTTACTAATGCAACAGGTAAATTTAAATACTTTTTTATTTTTCTTGCACAATAAATTGCTTGTTTAACATAATCCATCTTTTGATTATTATGTGCAAACAATAATACGCCATTAGTCATTAAGAATTTTCTCAACACTTCTTTTAGATTTTAATTTTGAATATTCTTCATAATAAGATAAAGATGCTTTATCAAACTGAACACGGATGTCAAATAAAAACTTTTGTAATTCTACTCTTACAGGTAGTTGATTATCATCTATTAACACAACATGTTCTAAAATAGCTGAATGACAATAGGCTATTAGTTCAGGAGTGATAGTAAATTTTCCTCCGTTGTAATAGTATATTAAATTTTCTTGATATTTTTCCCATAGTAATCTTTTTTGATTATTTAAAGTTGTCATATATTGAGAAAAATCAAGTGCTTGTTGTAATTGTGTATCCATAACTTCTCCTACTATTGAAGTATACAGTAATTACATTAATTTGTCAAGAAATTTTTAAGATCCGGCAGATAAATCTGTGCTACTTGATGTGGAAAATGTTGGTGCTTCAACATTTACTCCTGTAGCTCTAAATCTTTGCACTGTGCTTGTAGTAGTGCCTGTGACAGGTTCGTCTACACCCGGTCCAGGCAAAAATCCAGGTCTTTGGTCTCCTGCATCTGCATCAATCAATCTAACTTGTATTGTAAGTGTTGATGCTGCTGTGTTTCTTTTTGCATTTACAACTACATTGTTTTCATCATAAACTCCGCCGCCGCCAACAGCAGTCGTTGCTATTTCCTGATATGATGTTGTTAAATCATACCAACCTATGTTTACTATTGTAGCAGGACCAGCAAGAAGTGTGTTATCATCAGTAAATACTACTGAACCCATTGATGAAAACAAGTTTGCCCATGATGTTGTTTTACTTCCGCTTCCGCCAGTCAATGATAAACTTACATTAATTGTGCTTCCTGTGTTAAAGAAAAATCGTGCATTGTCTGCCGTGGTAAAATCGCATGTAAATACATGTTGTATTTCAGTCTGCCAATTTGTTGTCCTTTGCGAGGTAATTACATCTTCTAGTGTACCTTGCCCGTTATCTAAAAGTTTTTTATTTGTAGTGATAAGAGTAACTGCGGTGTCATAATCGTTATATCCTTCATCAGTTTGTGTAAGCGATCCTACTGCTGTTCCACTTGCATTTGCACCAATAATTTGTCCCACTGCAATATTACCAATACTTGCAGAAGATCCTGTTTGATGAAGGTTTGCTTTGTTGATATCAGTACGCAAATTATCCATGTGCGTAGCTGTCACTGTATTTCCTGTAGATACTTGAGCACTAGTTAGTGTTTGTCCATATCCAGAATCGGCTGAACCTGTACCCATAATTGTTGCAACTCTACTTTGCAAATCATTATAGTTTGCCGCTGTAATTGTATCTCCGGTATTTACTGTCGCCATATTCTGTCCTTTTTATACGTAGTTATTTATTTAAACAGCTACTTCAATTAAACGTATTCCGGAGTCATCTGAATCTTCTAAACTTTTACCAACGACACATAAACTATTAGGCATAGAACTATCTTTTGTTAATCCGGTTGCAACTCCTGGTGTTGGTCCGGTTACAATTATGTCACCTTTTTTAACAGGTCCTTCAACCTTACAAGGCACTCTTCCTTTAAGTGCAATAGCTACACCGTCAATACTGTCATTCATTAAATGTGCCGGTTCTGTTGACACAACTCCTGCTAGTCTAATATCACAAAATGCTTTACATTCTGTAACTTCTTCTTCTCCACCAAAAATCAATACAGTTCCTGGTTCATAATCTTTATCAGCCTTATATTTTTCTGCCAAGTCAGCATATTGGGCCTGTGTTGCAATACCATGAAATACTTGTGCATATAAATCACCGGAACTATTTCTAGCGGCAATAGTATTTGCTGTTGAGCTTGTACTTGCAGCTCTTCCAGTACCACCTACATCTAGTGTTTGAGAACTTGTTGCAGATCCACTGAATGTAGTTGCATACACTGTACCAAATCCATGTGTTGTACTTCCAATATTTGTAACATTTGTGCCAGTATATGCTGATAAATTACTATAACCTGGTAGTAAAGCCCCTGATTCGACTCTAAGTGGCATTTTTTGTGATGCCGTACTATCTTGTACTTGAACAAAAATTTGTTGTCCTTGTTCATTTGCAATTAATCCTTTGTCATCATCTACAATTTTAATCACTAAATCGTTAGAATCACCTACAGCAAGTCCAAAATCGCTGAATTCAACCAAGGTGTTAAAATTCGCTAAACCTGTTTGAATATAGTTTGAAGCACTAACACCACCTAATTTATCTGCGTTAGATGCTGTTCCAAAAAATCTATGTGGTGTGCTTGTTACGCCTCCTGTAGAGTTAATTGTATTTTTTAATGTTAAGCCTTGTCTAACAACATCAAATCCTGGATAATTTGTAGCGTCCTCAGAACCAATAGTAAATTCAATACTGCTTATAATATGAATAACTTCATCATTGATAATAGAAACAATTACTGCCCTGTTTGTGCCGCCATTATCTCTTATTGTTCTACTTTGAAATTGTGTTACAGCATCACCTGCGCCTTGGGGTCCGACGAGGATAAAACTTGTACCATTATATGCATATAGTTGTTCGTTATTTGTGTCCCACCAAAAATCACCTTCTGCTAATCCTGCAGGACTTGTAGCACTTATTTCAGCTCCACCAGTGGTTCTCCATTTTGTTCCGTCATAAAATTTTAATTTACTACTTGAACTATCAAACCACAACTGTCCACTTACTGGTTTAGGTGGCTGGTTATTTCCAGCAAAATTTTCTAATAAAAACACAAAATTTTCATTTTGTATTTCACCATAGCCAGCATAATTTTTTCCAACAAGTTTTAAATCTGTAGTTTGATCAATAGTGCCATCTTCAACTACAGTTAACTGACTTGTATCAAATCTATTAATAGTATACGCCATTTATTACCCCTATATAAGTTTATTTATCGCAAATCCTAAGTAACTGTCACCAATGTCCTTGTACCAGAACCGTATGTCCACGTTCCTGCTACGTTTGTAAACTCGTAAATATATCTTGTAGCTGTTAAACTAACACTACCACTAGCAGTATTGCTTGCGGCAATGTCCTGTATAACACTTTCAGACCCCGTATCAGCCGCATCTCTAACAGACACTACTGATTTTTGTAATGTTGCTCCACTACCTGTAGATACAGATACAGTTATTCCTGAAACTGTACTATTACTATAGGATGTTGCAAGAACTTTCGCTACTGTGCCGTTTTCTGTATCTGATGCATTTCTTAATAATTGTAAAATATTTCTAATACTGTTTACAGGTCCATCACCTGTCAAAATATCATTAGGATCTGTTAATCCTGTTACATCAATTGGAACAATTAATGAACTTGCACTTATTTGTGTGTCAACATAAGATTTATTAGCCGCATCATTTCCGCCTACCGGTGTTGCTACATCAACAATTTTATTGTTATTGAAACTTGTATCACCATTTGCATCAACTGTTAATCCAGAACCTCCTACTCTACTGATAGTTTGACCATCTAATTTAATCTGGTCAATAGTAATATCTGCAAGTGTACCAATATTCACCAATCCAGTAGCAGTAGTAACCGAAGACGCAATTTCAGTTTCTGTTAAAATTTTATTGCCATTTATTCTGTAACCAGGATTGGCATTGTTTACACCTTGTTCTAAATCAATATCTTGATTACTTGTCCAAGATGCTGTTGCTTGCTTCCAAGTTAAATCCTTGGATCCATTAATACTTCTAAGTATGATGCCGCCATCATCTATTGCTGTGTCATCACCTTCTGTACTATCATCTAACAAACCTAATTCAATATTTTTATCTTCTACACGTAAAGTTGAAGCATTTATAAAAGTTGAATCACCCGCTACAGTTAAGCTACCTTGGACTTTTACATCACCATTTACATCTAAAGTACTAGACGGGTTTGTAGTAAAAATACCAACTTTTTGTTCTGAAGCATCTGCATAAAATGCATTTAAGAAACTAGATCCTGTTCTTACTCTAATAGCTAAATCTGAATTGCTTTGTTGTGTTTCTAAAATAGTGGTAGTGCCTGATACTTTTAAAATTCCAAATTCTGTATCACCTACACCTACACTTAATCCTGCAGCATTTTTTATCCTTATACTACCAGTAGTTGAGCCGTTACCATCTGTAGGCAGAAAGTTTTCTGCAGATCTTTCATTTCCTGCATCATCAACAAGTTTTTTAGCATTTGTTGCTGTGCCTCTCCACCAAAATCCTGTTGTAGCTGTTTCTTGGCTTGAATCCGCTATATTGAAACCTTTGTATAATTTTTGCCTTTTAGGCGTAAATGTATCATCTGGGTCTTCACTAAGCCCTGGTATAGAATAGTCAGTAGGTATAATAAAAGTTTCAGGTGAGTAAATACCTACAAGTGTACCACCTAGAAATAATTTTAGTATTGTTCTTTGTACATCAGTTGTATCTAATTGACTTGCTGTTTCAAAACCTGTTTTTCCTTGGCCGGCATCGTAATTAGGTCCTACTAACACTAAATCTGTACCGTCAAATAAGTATAATTTATTGTTTAAATTGTCTATCCAAAGATCGCCTGTAGTTAAATTACCAGGCTGAGTACTACCAACAATTGAACCAGATGCTGCCCTAAAAGAAACACCATCATAAACCTTCAATCTTAAATCTTGCTTATCAAACCAAAGTTGTCCTACCATTGGATTTGCAGGTTGTGCAGTGCTTGCAAAATTTTCTAATAGCTTTACAAAGTTTTCATTAAAATATTCACCAAACCCTTTATAATTTTTTCCAATCAAGGTTATATCTGTAGTGGTAGTATCAATAATACCATCAGTAAGGTCTATTAAAAGTTCACCGTCTGTTCTGTTAATTCTATAGCTCATTAACTTGTTCCTGCGTAAATTATATAAGTTAGGGTCATAAATGGATTCATTACATTCATTGCAGTACCTAATGTTTCTGTTGTTAAAATTCCGCCACTATCTGGTAATGCTTGTCCTGCTCCTGTAGCCGCTGGTGCATCATATATAATAGCTTCATTATCATTTGGTGTCCCAGAGACGTCTCTAATTACATAATACTGATCACCACTATCACCTCTCAAATCATGTTTGTGTTCGGGTAAGTTTTCAATTTGTATAGTGACCGTTTCTGATCCGCTTTTTGCACCTATAACATCAGCGGCTATGTCTGTGACTACGTTTGCGGCTGATCCTCCCATATTGTCTGCACCCAACAAGAATCTGCCTCTTAAATCTGGCACTGCAAAATATCCTTCTGCAGGATTAGCCTTAAAAGTTGTTCCAATCACATTGTATAATTGTGTATAAGCTGCTCTAGATACTTCTTGCCCGTCACATAGTAACCACCCCGAAGGTGCCGCTGCTCCTGCAAATGGTGAAATCAACCCCACTGGCGTAATTGGTACTGCATTCAGTAAACTCTGCACTGAAATTTTCTTTAGTCCTGTATCTCCTGAAGTTCTATTAAGTAGAAGTTCGTCATCTCCAAAACTTGTAGCAACTTGGGTTTTACCTGCAACAATTTGGTTGCTTATTGCCGTAGTAAAAGTCTTTAGTGATCCGCCAGTTTGTCCATCAAAAATAATATCTTCTGCTGATACATCGCCTGTTAATCTAAATGTAGTAGCCGATGTTAATTTATCTGATGATCCTGCTCTTCCGCTTACAGTACCACTAACATTACCTGTTAAATTACCTACAAATGTTGTTGCATACATGTTTGCATATTTTAAAGTTGTAGATCCTACATTTCTTAAATTGTTTTGTTCCGGTTCTATATTCCTAGTAGTAACTGTACCTGTAACATCAACATTTCCGCCTACATTTAAATTTTGTGCAATACCAATTCCGCCAGCAGTTCTTATAGCACCTGTACTAAAACTAGTGCTATTTGTTGTGTCAGTGTTTCTTATAGTACCGCTTGCAAGTATATTTCCCGTCACATCTAATGCTTCGTCAGGAGCAATGTTGTTTATTCCTATTCTCAAATTACTATCTACTCTAAGAGCAGTTTTTAAAATACCGTCATTCTTTACTTTAAAGTCCATGCTAGAACCGGCAATGTTATGCTGGAAAACTCCTGCATTTCCAACAACACCTATATTCATTTCAGCGTTTATACCGTAATTAATACCATTATTATTTTGCACATTTATAGGAAATGATGTTGTGCTTGTTGTATCACTTCTTAAAAAATTTCCTGCGGCAACAGTGTTTCCTGCTACTATTAAACTTTCTGCTTTCTCTGCTGTTCCAATATATTTTGGTGCGCCATCGCCTGTGATATTATTCACACTTAAATTTAAACCTGGAACAATAGTTGTAAATCCAGGAATTTTTACTTTAGGTGTAAATTGTTGGCTAGCAATTATTGCTACTGGTTGTGCTGATATATCTATCTGTAGAACATTATAGCTCGAATCATCTGTTCCAGTAATTACTTTTGGTGATGCGCCTGTAATTAATCCATCACTGAATTCTGGACCTACTAATACCCATCCTGATCCTGTGTAGAGATATAGTTGTAAATTATCTGTATCTACCCATAAATCGCCTGTCAAACTTTGTGCAGCTTGAGGTTCAGATGTTGCTTTTTTAAGATTTCCTGACGGAACCCAATTTGTACCATCATAAACTTTTAATTGTTCTACACCGGGTGTAGAATCATACCATAATTGGCCTTCAACAGGTGTTCCGGGTTCTGTAGCACTTGCAAAATTTTCAAGTAAATGCAAAAAATTTTCTGCAATACTACTTCCATATGCAGTTGTATTCCTTCCTGGCAGTTTTAAGGAAGTTTCTTGATTGATAGTATTATCTTCAATCGTAATTGTGCCTTTATTAGCTTGATCTGTATATGGTATGGTGTATGCCATCTATTATTCCTCAACTAAGCCTGAAAGACTTTGAATTCTTACAGTATAATCTATTTGTACTAATCTATTCAAACTTTTTTGTACAGGATGGAAAATAACATGTGTTAGTAAATCACCTGTACCTTCGGGATTCCAGCCACGTAAACCTAATTCATCAAATACATATAAACTAGCGGCACTTGACGCTGTATCAAATGCATCTTGGCCTGACGGTTCACCATAATCTAACAAGCACGTTACTAACACATCAGTGTAATTTGTTCCGCTTACATGTCTTATATCAATTTTATTTCTCACCGGATCAACATTGTTGATACTCCTGTCATCTACAACTTTTGAATAAGTTTGATTATAAAGACTTGCATTTGTACCTGTAGAATTAGGTGTTAAATATGTAATAATTCCTGTAGGATCAACATTTGTACCGCCGTTTCCGAAACTCATTTCGTAGATCCAACCTTGTCCTTGGTTTGCAATACTTCTTGCTAGTGCTACACTCATATTCTCATAATGTATAGCATTTCGTTTATCCACAAAAATTTCGTTACTTTTAGGGTCATATATTTTTATATGCCCTTCTATAAGTATACCACTTTTATCTTTTAATACATCTGTCATTTTTTATCCTACATTGTTATTTATCTTGGCAAGTCTACCTGCGTAGATCGCAAGAATCTTGCTACATTCGTATCACTATTACTTAACGTTTTCCCTGCATCATTCCAAGTTTGTCCTACCCGTCTTACTACAATTACTTTAACGTTTTCTGCCGGTTCCTGTAACAATACAAGTTCATTTCTGTCTCTAATTGTAAATTCTGCTGGTAAAGTTACATCTCCTTCCGGAGAATCCTGCGAAATTTTTTCGTCAGTAGTTGCATAATTTGTCCTAGCTGAAGTATTTAATTCATAAGATTCTAAAGTTGTCTTTCTTAATCTCTTGCCAGCGACAAAAACTTCAAAAAATGCTGTTGCATCTATGGTTCTACCAGTAGTAGCAGAATATTGCTCTGCCAATGTTGTTGGGTCAAAATCTAAAGTAAACCCACTGCTATCTCCAGTAGCTGTAAACACAGTTGTCAATGTTTCATCCTTATATGGCATTGTAAAAGTAGCAGATTGATTATATATTTCTGTCCCATTAGTATATGTATTTTTTACACCAGTTCCCAATGTGCCTCTACGAAGTTGTGTAAGTTTTAGTTTATCTTTTTTGAAATATTCTATGCGTTCACCTTCTACAAATATGACACCTGGTTTTCCATCTTGAGAGTTAGGTTTTGGTAAAGATTCTGTGTTTTCTAGAATAATTTCTTTGCTATACCAGTGTAAATCATGTGTAAGTCTAATATCTTCTTTACCATTAATTATTTTATAGTGTGTTCTATTTAATATATCTTTAAATTGTCTCCAACCATATTTGTTTCTCAAAAGAGTATTACTAAAATGTATAGTTTCTACAGTATCATTTTCGTCTAAACCGCCTAAAATTTTGACAGATAATTTATCTTCTGACAGATAATAATCCACGGACGGATCTAATAAAAAGCCATTTCTAACAACCCAAACATATTGATCATCTACAGCAGGACTATTCAACGGAACAACTCCATTTCGAAGTAATCTTGATTCATACCAATCATCTGTACTTTCGTCTGGAACAACATCTGCTCCTACTTCTACAATTTTAATTACATCACCTGCATTTGTTATTATACCTAAATCAGATATATTTAAAACGTTTGTTGTGGATTCAACTTCAACAGTTTTACATTTAGCATTTACGTTGGCTACTACAGTACTGCCATCAAAATTAGGATCGTCTATTCTTGTGTTATTTTGAAAGATAGCATATTGCCTTTCTGGTTCAAGTGCAGTTACTAAATTAATTTCAGCAGTGCTACCATCAACTTGATATTGTTGGGCGCCTACTAAAGCTCCTGGTGACAAATCTGTCTTTTCAACTACATCAAAACTTTGTCTATCTATACCTTGGCTATCATGATTACTAAATTGATAAACTTCTACAACGTCACCTTCGGCATAGTCTGGGCCAAGATGTAGAACTCCTGGAGTTTTTACAAAATCTCCATTTGTATCAAAATATCCAAATTTATATTCTCCGCCGGAGTCTTGTGTGCTATCATCATAACCAGTGATGTATACTTTTAGAACATCTCCTGTAGAACCTACATTATCATTTAAAACTATAGTGCTGCCCGTTTGTTGATCTAAAGGCAACAATGGATCAAAAGCATCCGCCGCACTAAATGTCCAGTCATCAATAAAAGTAAGTTCTGTATTATTCAAAAATACACGAAGCTGATTATTACTAACACTACCCAACGGAACTTGGTAAAGCCTTAATCTATATTCTCTTGTATCAGTAACCTTAAATCTTTCACTGTATCCAGCTTTTAATATTTTATTTCTTAATTTTACTATTGTAAACCATTCATGAGGTTCTTGCGTAAACGGACTTTGAGTCAGTGTAAATGTTGCTGTGCTTCCGTCATGGACAAAAGTGTCAAGTACAACGCTACTATAATTTTGTACTGTTCCTTCAAAAATTGCGTATCTAATTACTTTGTCTATTGCAGGGGGTTCAGCAAAACTGATTACTACATTACCTGGTGCGATAAAACTATTGTCACTTTTAATTAAAACATGTTCTATCTGTTTTCCGTCTATTGTAATAAGACTAGACAAATTATCTGTCCATCTAATATTTGTTAAAAAGTCTACTGTTGATCCATCACCTGTAAATTCGTCTATATCTAATATATTAGATCCACTGTATTCTAGAGTAACAAAATTAATTCTTGAATTATTTGCTGGAGCTGACGTAAATTTTATTTTATTATTTGTAAAGTCTATTATGTAATCAGTAGTAATCTTTTTAATATTGTTGTCTACTTTAACAAAAGTAGAAGATTCAGTAATTGGTGCAGTACCAATATCGAACTCAGTTGTTGTTCCATCACCTGTATAGTTTCTGCTTATAATGTGACTTGCCCCATTAGTAGGTCTTTCAAAAACTTTTATATCTACTGTATCTTGAACCCATCCTGGCACTAACTCATCTGGTCCTTTACTGTTAGTTGGGGTTGTAAATCCATCACCATCTACATTTATATCTTCAGGATTTAGTCCTCTTGCGTTAGAATAATTTAAATCTCCGCCTTTTATAACTGTATCATAGTCTATATTTGTTGGTAAAAAACTGCCGTCACTTGTAGATTTTCGCACAACAACATTGTCAGTTGATGCGTAAGATATATTAGGAAGAATTACTCTTTTAGTTGTTCCATCTCCTTCAATACTTCTCATTACAGCATTAGGATTTGCAAACTGTGTTGAGTCATCTGTCCAATCAGGATCATCTAATCTTATATCATTTTTATAAAAATTATACAATACACTGTTTTCTAAATTATTTGTTAATTCAACATAATTGCTTACAGAAGAAGGTTTAGATTGTTCATTACTTGCTAATATAAGCGTACTATCATCACTTCTAATTTCATCTGAAGTGTTGAATGCCATGTCAAATGTAGTTTGTAAAACCACCTTGTCTGAATTTGTAACATCTGCAATAACAATACCAGTTGCGCCTGTATTATCTTGAACCAAAGTGCTTGACTTACTTACTGTTACATTTTGACTAAAGGTTAACTCTACATACTTTTTAAGAAACTTTTCATCTTCATAAGTTGTGTCGTATGTATCATAAGATCCTGTATACCAAGGAGCAGTGTCCCAACCACTCGGTCCGCCAAAGTCAAAACTTTTAACTTCTACACCACCATAATCAATACCATCCATAAGCTGGCTTAAATCTTTATCATACTGTCCTGTTTGTGGATCATAGATTAAATTAATTCTATCTTGTGCTTGCAGTAAATTTACATCTTTTTTATAAGTTACTACTATAGCAGAACTAACAGCCGCCGGCATTGTAAGTGTTATTCTACCTTTATATCTGTCATATCCTTTTGTTCTGTCTAAAACATTTTCATATTTGTATTCACTTGTTAATAATTCTTCACCAGCTACAGATACATTAATATTAGCTGATGCCATGTCTAAAGGCCATTGTAAATCAAATATATATTTAGATCCGCTACCTACAAAATTTTCAGTCTCATCTAAAGTTGTAATAAAATATTTTCCGCTCACTCTATCCAGTTTCATAATTGTATGTATAGATCTTGCTAACGATTGTCCTATTATTAAACTTAATTTTGCAGGAGTTCCGTTGTCAGACAACGAACCTTGTATTGTCAAAGTAGGAGCAATAATATAGCCTGAGCCTGGATTTGTCACTTCTATACTTGTAATTTTTCCTCCAGAACCTAATTTAGTAATAGCTGTAGCGCCGGAGCCGCCGCCTCCTGTAATTTGTAACACTGGCGGAGATGTATATCCAGACCCTCCATCTGCAATTTTGATTTCTTTAACAATAAATCCTAAATTATCTTTCCAGTTTTTTCCGGGATATACAGTCGTATTATAATCACTACCTTGTACTTGTCCATTAACAACTTTTAAATTTGAGGTTGTTATTTTTTCAGAAATTTCGTCATACTTAGGTGGAAGATCAAAGTCAGTGCTTAAATTACTACTTTGTTCTAATTTTTCATAGCCACTTACATATTCTCTTAATTTTGTCTTAAATGGTTTAACTTCATCTATATAATCTTGATAACTAGGTAAGTTGTCATTATTAAAAGTTAAGTCTTTTCTAAGACTACCTACATTATGTTTTGCTTTTATGAAACTTGTTTTGAACATCCAATCAACATAAAGTTGTTCAGATAAAATATAACGCAAACTTGCAAAAAATAACTTGTTATATTCAACTTCTAATTCTTCGATGAATAAATCGTTCTTAATTGCACCAGCAATAATTCTTGTTTCTGTCGTTGGCAAACTATCATAAAATTTAGTATCAAAACTAATTTCATCAAATCCGTCAAATGAAATATTTGTATTATATAAACTTTGTTTAAAATATATTGTTCCGTTTTGCCTACCAACTGTCTGATAATTTACTGTATAATCAACATCTGATTGATTATCTATTTTTCGTAATAACAGCCAACCTCCTGATCCTATATTATTAATTTTTACAATATCATTTATTTTATCATCTAATCCAGATAATTCATAAGACAAATCAACTGTAAATTTAGGTTCAGTATATGGTCCGTAGCCTGTTAAATACCAATCTTTGTAATCCCAATATAAAGTTGTATTATAAGACTGGCTTTTAAACCTATTCCAATCACTTGTTGCAAAATTTCTCTCGTATAAAGCCCATTTGCCTTGTATCTCTTCGTCCGCATTTACAAGGACTGTAAACTTTCTAATTGTAACAGATGTATTTTCGTCATAATTTACACCTGGGTTTATAATTTCTACATTTGAAATTGATCCTACGCTATTTAAAGTAAATTCAAATTCAGCTCCAGATCCTATACCAGAAATTGTATAAGTTGGTACAGTTAAATATCCCCTTCCAGGATCTAAAATTAATGCCTCTACAATTTTTCCATCTTTGACTGTAACTGACATAGTTGCTTGTTTTGCTTTAGCAACTCCTAATAAATTTAAATCAGCTTTTGTATCTACAGAAGTGTCAAATATATTTGTAACTGAACTAGGTGCAGGATCTTGTGTACTCAATGTAAGCAAACTTTTACTGTCAACAATTAATTCTTTTTCTAAGACACTATTTGTGCGTTCAATAAATTGTTTTAATGCTTCTAACCTATTTACAAACCAACTTTGTCTAGGAGAATTTAAAGTACCATATTTTTGTTTTTCACCTAAAGAAGGATCTGGAACAAGCCTACCATAAAGATCATAACCTACTAAACTATCTATCCACTTTGCTTCTATATCTCTGTTAGGTTTGCTTGAAGGCAATCCGTCTGTAATAATTTGGTATTGGTTATGTATGTTAATATCTTTCTTGTCAATATTCCACCATTGAATACCAATTGCAACATCATTATTTTCTAAATATTTTTCTATATTATATGCAGCAAAACTATCATTTGTAAATAGTCCTACAAATTCATAGTTATTAGATGCAGGATTTGCAATTAAATTGGCAACATCATTTGCATTTAAAGTCCTTCCTTCTACATCTGGAATAGTTTTTTTATCTTTGACCCAAAAGTAATATAAATTTGAAAATGTTTGAGATATTTCATCGTATTGTCTTTTTAAAGTGTAAGCGGTATCTGAATATCTTGCTGTGCCTGAAATACCTTCTGCTAATCCTTCATCAGTATCTGCTAAATTATTCCATTCGCTAGGTAGATATTTAGATTCTACCCATTCGTAAATATCTATAGTATTTGAATCAAATAAAGTACTCCAGTTATTTGCACTGAAAGATACATCACCTTGATAAGCATTATAGAATTTTGCATTTGTAAGGTCCCACCATAGTTCACCTACATGATTTTTATGCCAAGAATTTGAACTGTCTAAAATAACACTTGTGTCTGAGGCTGTGTTATAACTAGCTGGATCATAATACAGTTTAAAACTTAAATTTTCTTCTGCTACACCTGCAACTTTTCCTTGTATAGGATCAATATAATCTAAATATTTTATTAAAGATTTTGTTTTTGTATTATACAGAATTATTCTTTTAATTTTATCTAAGTCAACAGTTTCTTTGGTCTCTCTAATTTTTGTATAAATTTTATTACTTGGAATTCTATAATTTACAACATTTCCGTATTCTGTTGGACTAGAAGCCAATGCAGGTAAACCTATGTATATATGGCTTTTATCTACTTTTAAATTTTCTCCAAAATCAACTACAGGGTATTCTACATCATTAATAATTTTTTCATAATTCAAATTATGCCCGTACACTAATTTATTGCCTATATTTTCATATACATAAACAATACCACTGTCAATCGTTTTTAACTCTAAGCGTGTAAAGTCATTATCTAAAGTTAATAAATTATTATCGAAAGTAGTGCTTTTTACATTGTCAGAAGTTTTTCCGTTAACAACTAAATGCTCTCCATCATAATCTATTTTGTTACCAAACAATTCTCCTAATTCATTGTTAGGACTACTAATGGTTTGATCCAAATACCAATTATTTTGCTTTGAGTTGTACCTATATAAAAATACTCTTCCTTGATCATTCTTGACACTATCATCAAACGGATCGCTTATTGCTATGCTTGCACCAACTGTGTCAATTGCAATACTTTTTCCAAATTGTGCTCCTGTAGAAGGTGCATTGATATCAGCACTCCATCCAAACTGTCCGTTATTATTCCTGTAAACTGCAACTACATTTGGCTTATCAGTATATGTGACATTTGTAATTAATACTTCACCATCATTACTGATGTCAAAATCAGTTCCAAAATCATTCATATTTGTAAGTTCTATTGTGCTATCTAAAGAACTATCATTAATTACTTTCAATCCTGTATCGTTTGGAATAAAACCAACATAGTCTATCATGTCATCTGTAGAGTCCCAAAAAGTAGCATCAAAAGGCCCTGGTGTAAGATTTGTTGTAGCATTAAACAGACTGCCATCATTATATACTATGTCTCCAATATAGTAATTTCTTGCAGGGTCAAATTGTCCTTGGAATTTTTTATTTTTTGCATAATCCCAATTATAAATGTTGTTATTTTCTGTTCCGTTTTTGATAAAATATATTTTTCCAGGATTAGATGTTGATACTAAATCTAAAGCACCTATAAATGCTCTGTACAAATTATCTTTTAACTTTAAAGCAACTTTAGATCCAAAATAATGATTAGTTTTCCTTTGTGGTGAAACAATATTATGTATTACACTGTATTGCTGTCCAAATCTTTCAAAAATGCTTACCATTCCTTCGTTTGTATAGGAACTAGCATTTCCGTTAGTGGTAGCACTTACTTTATATACTTCAGTCCAATCTAAATTATTCCTTCCTGGTACATTAGCTAATCTTGGAATGCCTAACACTGTTGAACTTTTATACATCCAATATTCAACATCTTTAATTTCAAATGTAGTAGGAACATTTATAGTAGTGGCTGCATCAAACACAATAAGTTTGCCTATGCCTGCAGGAGTATAACCTAAACTGGTCTGTTGTATTTGACCCATTACACGGTCAATAGTATATATATCAGGCCTTCCAAATACATCCGGGTTTGGTCCACTAAATCCTTGACTACCAGGTAACGCCAAAAATTCTATTTCCGCATTATCTCCAAACAAGTCTCCTTTACTCCAGCTACCTGTAATATTTTTTACATAGATAGTGATGTCTCTAAAGTTTCTCTTATAAAACATCACTTCTGCTTCCGCACCTGTAGTTACATCTCTTACTATTTGCCCTGCACCTGTATCTACCCAATTAGATCCTATATATTGATATCTTGGTATAGGCTCAAATGGTTCTCCGTCAAGTGTTTTAGTTACACGAAAGTCTATATAGCCGTCCCAAACATCAAAAACTGTTTGCTCTTTATTTGTTAGAGAATAATCTAAATTTATATTGCTAGGTTGTATTAGAGTTCCTACAATTGGAGCACTGTTTGGTCTTACTAATAAAGGACCGCTTTGCGAACCTGATAGAAAATCTACTGTGCTAAATGAACCAGTCACGTTTTCTACTTTGATCGTATTTGAAGCTGTTGTACTTTCAAATACAATACATGTTGCCGCTGTGTTATCTTGCGATAAAATTTCTCCTGCTACCACTGTTACAGGATTTGTTACTGTTAAAGTAGTAACTGTTTTTTTAAGTTTATTCCAATAGAATTCTAAAGTATCTCCAGCAGACAATGTATCTGTTAAAGCCTTAGGTGCTCTTGCTACCCAATAAGGTGGAGTAAACGCATCGTTAGAACCTCCTGGTCCCGGAGCTCCTTGAAAACTTAGAACTTGCACTAAACTATGATCAGTATTTAAGCTATCTACTGTAGCGGTTGCTGTATCTAATGAATTGTAATAGTAATTGTTACTTGCACTGCTGTCTGTTACAACATTTTTTACTACTAAACCTCTGCCACTGTCTTTGTTAGTCGTGCCAACAGTATAAGGATTACTTGATCTAATAAAGACATAGCCGCCCAATTGTGTGCTTGCATCAAAAGTTGTATCACTAGGTGCCACTGATTCGTATTCACCTATAAAGTCATTACCTGCGATAAACAAACTATTACTTAAAGGAAATACACCGTTTGTATTATTAACGTAAATTGTCATAGAACCGCCTACACTAAAAGTGTATACAACTGTGGCGGTAGCGCCTTGTGTAGTAACCGTATCTCCAATTTGCGGAGGATTCGTAATTTGATCTACGTAGAGAACTGTGTCAATTTTTTCAGCTACAGTATGATTTGTTTCTAGATATTCTTTGCTTATATATGGAATTGTACCATCAAAGGGTTGACGTTCAACAAGGTCTATTTGTGTTTGGTTAGCGTTTGTTAATTTATTCCAATGTAAAAATATTTCATCCTCTAAACCTATACCTTGGTACATTGCTGTAGGTATTCTAACAAGAAAGTGGTCTGCTGTAACATTAGTAAACGGAAAATTTCCTGCTAACAAAGAGTCTATATCTTCACTGTTTTCTTCGTCTAAATTTAATTCATAAATTATTTGATTGTAATTTGCAAAGCTATTAAATTGTATATTTGCTTCACTGCCTTCAATTGCGTTATCTGCAGACCAATACGCTTGATTATATAATACAATGTCACCTGCAGAGTAATCTGTAGGTCCGCTGTAAGTTCCTTTAAAAGGAGTTTTTACATTTGAAGCATTAGGAGATCCTATTATAATATATTTTCCATCTTTAGAAAGTTCTATACTGCTTCCAAATTTTTGTCCAGATGCACAAATGTCAGGACTAGGTAAAAGGACCTGGAACAAGGCCCAGTTTGTTGATTCACTTGCTCTACGATATATGTAAACTTTTCCGTTTTCTTCTTCAGGTGCACCAATTGCAAGTATAACGTTTCTCTCGTCTACACTTTTTGCAACACCAAAATTTGTAGGTGTAGTTTGCTTACTTCCTATAGTATCTAGTAAATCAAACTTACCAGTATTTTCTATTACAGTCCATTTTTGATTGCCTTCATCATCTATCCAAATTTTAAAACCTAATTCCATTGCCCTCTCAGCAATTTGATTTGCATTAGCAATATCTGTAGCACGAACACTTTCAAATTTTGTAACAATTCCGTCAGCGTTTTCAAAGTCAGCAGGTGGATCGTCAGACTCAAATTCTATCTTATCCAACATAACGCTTTTAACTTTATAAAAACCTTTTGCAGTTGACGTTGAAAAAGTAACCTCTTGACTACTATCTAAAGGATCAAAAGAAGTGCTTGTTATTTGCACAATACCTAAAATATCTCCTACTTTAACATCATTAGGTGTTTCATTTAATTTTAAAGTAAAACTGTCTGTACCTGTAATAATTGAATCTATTCGGTAGTTTGTATCTACATATTGATAAACGTCCCAATTAAAATCTACATTTCCTACCCAAACGTATTGTCCATTTAGTATTTTATCAATATCTAAACTAAGCAAATTACTATATTGTCCTACAATAAAATCTACATCTTCTGGATTGACATATCCACTATCTTTAGTATATCCTTTAGTAATAAGTTTTGTTGGAAATGGTTTATGATTGTAATTTTTAGATTTTAAATATGTCTTATATGACGGGATTCTATAAATTAAATCTGTTTCCTGACCAGTAATTGAATCTGTTAATAGGATAGGTTGAGGTTTAAGATTAAATTCTTTTTCTTCTAATTTATATTCTACTTCGTCAAAACTTTCACTTGCTCCATACTGACCATCTTTAACTGCCCATTCTTCATAAAACTCCAAACTATCTTTATCTGCACTAGCTAGTGCATCAAACAGTTTAGTTAACGCATTTTTTGTTCCTTTATCACTAATAAATCCTTGATAAAATTTATACTGCGATACATCATCATTAATTATATTTTCTAAATATTTCCTTTTTTGATATCCTATCAAGTGCTGTGCTAGTCGTTGTTGTTCAGAATCAAAATTATCTGAATCTAAATCGTAGAAGTCTGCAAATTGATTAGTCTTGTAATCAAAATTAGCATAAAGACCTGCTTTAGGTGCAGATTCTAATCTTGCCCAATCGTCATCATTGAATGTTGCAGTGCCTGGAGTTTTGTATTTCGCCGAATAATAAAATTCTTTATATTTTACTAAGTCACCTATAGAATAATCTTTCCATGCTTCCCATTCTGTAATCTTTGCATCATCATATATAAAACCTGGAATGTTTAAACTGCCATTCCAGTCACTAGTTCTATATCCTAATACCTTTATTCTTTCTTGTCTGTATCCAGGTTCAACATCATATATAACATCTCCAAAGACTGTGTAGTTGTCTATTAAACAAACATGTTCTTTTGATACTAAAGGAATTTTTATATGGTATATTCCGTCTTCTGTATCAATTGTACGTACAGAAAAATTATTATCATTATCTTTTGCAAACTTAAGACTAGTAGACGGTAAAACTTTTCCATCTGCTTTTAAGATACTGTAACCAAAAAATGTTTCTAAAACATTCGAAGGTGTTTCGTAATTACTTGTAAAGTTTATTTTATCAGCTCCTGGACTTAAAGAAAGCACTGTGCCCGCACCCCAATTTTGCGTAGTCCAATATAAAAATTCTCTTACAGAAGTTTGCCAATCTAAAACATCATATGACTCTTCTCTAAATTGACTAAAAGTAAATCCTAAACTTTCTAAATATCTACCATAGCCTAATAAAAAGTCAACAACATCTTGTATGTTTTCATACAAATGTCCGTAATTTATTCTTTGTAACTCTTGGGCAAAATCCTTTCTTAAAAAAGCATCTCTACCTCCAACTGTTGGCAAAGACGGAATTTGTACAAAAAAGCTGGCATCAAATGAAGTAGTGCTTGTGTGGGTCTCTTTTGTGCGATAAAAACTACTACCGGATTTAACTACCGATCCTGATACATATGTTTTGTTTTCTGCCCATGTAACAAAAGGTTCACTTACACCTCCTACATTAATTAACGGATCATTTGTCTTTGGTATTGGTGGAAAATAATTTAACACAGGATTAGTATTGTCATATCCTTTTATATAATATCCTTCAACTTGTTTTTCAACAATTATTCCGCTATATGTAACTTCTTTTGTAGGAAAACTACTATTTAAAAATATACTATAGTTTTCATCAGGTACAAATACATTACCTTGATTTAAAGGTGTTCTACTATCTAAAATAAGTTTGAATTTATTTTTGTCTGTAAATCCACCTATTTTAAAACCTATTTGATTTCTAATATTAGATAAATTTTCTTTATATTTGGACAAGTTATCTCTTGCTAACGCTGTCTGATAATCAAAAATGTAATTTATTAAACCACTAGTAAAGACTTGATTGTCATCGTCGATAGAAGTAGGATATACAATATTTTCTAAAATAATTTGCTTGCCTGTATCTCCGTATACAATTTGATCTGCTAGATTTCTTTTTTGTCTAATTCTGTCGAAGCCTGTTGCAAATGTTTTTGAAGGTCTATTAATTACAAAACTTCTTATCAAAGCAAAAGGATATTCACTACTTCTACGCCAAGCTGTTTCTACAGGTCCTCCATCTCCAAAACTGAAAGAGTTATCTGCATCTAGTATATTTAGGTTAAGAGATAATCTACTGTCATTAGGACTCAACAACTTTCCTTCAGCGTCAACTGGAATATTGTTTATAAGTCCGGGCCTTAAATATTTTTTGTCAATCTTAAATGTTGGTTGTCTAATTATACCTGCTTCTAAATCTTCCCATAATGGTAAATTGTTACTCGTGTAAGGTGCAGATCCATACTGTGTTTCCCACCAGGTTGGTTTAATTGTAAAGCCCAGCATTTCCCAAGGATGAGTGTGTGGCCGATCTGTATCATATGCATTTATGTATACTTGTCTCCACCAACCAGGACAATCTTCAGTTGTGTTTGCATATCTTGTATTTCTATAGTTGAAAGTAAACTGATTTTGTCTATCAAAATAATTATGTTTTGTATATTCTAGATCAACCAAACGCAACCAAGATAAAAATTCAGAAATCATAGAATTATCTAAATCAGTTTTCTTTATACCATTGTTCCTATATAAACCTTTTGATATTTCATGAATATCAAAAACCGTTGGATCATATTGTACTTTTAAATTATTATAAATTCTTCTTTCTAGATCAAGTAACAAGTTATCTCTATAATCTTTATATGCTGTGACTTTACTGCCGTCATGACCTTGAATAACTGGACTGCCTTCTACCCATTCGTCATAATCCTGGGTATCTTGTAGTCCGTGTCCTGACCCTGTGTTAGGCATGTAAAACTGTCTTTGCAATCCAACAAATGTATGTAAGTGTGCTTGGCCTGTTCCGCCTAACTCGGTATCGCGTGCCTGTGCTTCACTCAACGTTGCATATAAAGGATAAAACCAACCTAATTTTCCTGCTCCGTTTTGGTTAGGTCCTGCTACACCATAAAACTTATACGCTCCAGATGGATTATCTGGTGCTGTATTTTGAACAGTATCGTCTGTATAAATTTCCGGTTGAAATTTTGGATATAATCCTAACTTTGTTGGAGTAGGTGGCACATAACTACCGTTTGTGTTTTCATATTCAATTATCTCTATTGTGTCGCCAACTTGTTTTGTGGCAGTTACAACTGCAAAACCTTCAGAATTAAAAGTATAGTCTTTTCCTTCTACCAATTGTAATCCGTTATGATAAATCTGCACTGCTTTTGTGCTAGGAGAATCTAATTGAAATGTAGAAGACAAAGCAAAAAATTGTTGATCTGCATCTTCTATTTCAATAGAGTTAATTTTATTTCCTCCTAAAGGAATCATATCACTGAAATAATAAGGCATAGAGTTAGTTTTATCTTTTACTAATTCTTCTAAAATTCTATCTACGTGTAATCTAACTGGTCCATCGAAACCTAATGTATTAGCTGTTTCTAAAAATAATCTTTTAAATTTTCCATAATCGTATCTTGCACTAGAAAGTGCTTTTGCAACGTTAGATGTTTCATCTAAAATATGATACAAACTCAAATTTATAGGCGATGAATGTTTTAAAAACTTTTTGCCGAGAGTAGATAAATTGCCAATATCTCTTAAATTGCTTGCACCAGGAAAATTACCTGTGAATACATCTGATTCTTCAACAATGGTTCTTAAATGATCGTTTACTTCGCCTAGTGTAAATTGATTTATATTTTTATTCAGTGGATTTTTTTCTAGATTATCTGCAAGTTCATAAAAACCGTTTCTATTCTTAGGTACATTGCTTCTAGTTTTTATTATCACAACATCATCTTTTGATAATGCTTGTACAAATTCAACACTACTTTCATTGTTTGGATCTTGTGTTATAGAAAAATCAAGATCTTTTATTTTAAGTTTATTATTAACAAAAACTCTTATCCATAAGCTGTCTATAAAAGATGTATCTGAATACATATCAAGTGCAAATTTTGATTGATTTGCGTTTGCAGTATACTGTCTTATAACATTCTGTGTGCTATCCTTACTTGCTTTTGACCAACCATTTTGTAATGTATAATTTGTTCTGTCAGAATACTTTCTTAAAAAACCCGTATCAGTGTTTTTACTTTTTAAAGCATTATTTAAAGTATATGTAAATGATTCGTTTAATAAATTAAAATTAAAAACAATGTCGCCTGAATTTTCTATACTTCTGTAAGTAAGAGGAAATCCTAATTCTGGATCATTTGTACCCGATCCTATAGTATATGAAAAAATGTTACTACCAGCAAACAATGATGATTCATATTTAGATTTGTCACTAAAACTAAAATCGTTATCGTCAAACAAATCAAACTTTGGTTGCTGATTTACACTTGTTTTACTTTGCCCTTCTTTCCAAACAGCTCCATCATAATAAAAATATTTTCCTCTGTTTAAATCACCTTGTGTAATCAAGACTGTTTCATTTAATTGCGGAACTGTATCTGATTCTTCTATCAAACTAATTTGTGTCTTGTTGTTAATTTTTACAAAATTAACTTTAAAGATCCTTCCTTTAACTAAAGGATCAGGGTCATTTGTAAAAAGAACTCTCATTCCTTCTGTCAAATTTATACCATCAATATTATATCCTTCAGCTCCTTCTACATAGGAAAATGCATCAACAGTAAAGGTATCTATTAAATTTACATTAGGTTTACTAAATGTTCCAAAATTATTTAATTTTAATCCTTTTTCAAATTCTATTATAGGCCTACTTGCTCTACTTGCTTGATCTATGTTAGCTATCTGGCCATTAACTTCGGCCGACTTTTCGATTACACTTCTGTGAAACCATCTATTATATCTACTCCATAAATTTCCGTCTTTACTTGCTCTGTTAATTACTATATAATCTTTAGATGACGGAAAACCTAATGCTTCACTAAAAGGATAATAGTCAAATTCTTGATTATCAAATTCAACTGTAATATCGTCAGTAAACAAACCACTTACTTCTAAATCTTCTTGCTTAATTAATTGTATTTTATCGCCTACACCTTCTACATACCACTCACCACTAGCATATTTTTCTGGTGTAACATTACCAAGAAATCTGCACTTCATTCCGTTTGAAAGATCAACTCCTGTACTTGTTGTGTAAGTCTGTTTGCCAATAATTTCGCTATCTACATTTATTTCAGTATTTTCAGTGATATCGTTTATTCTAATCAATCCTGACAAATTCGGATCATCTTTGGAAATATAATATATAAATTCCGGTGCATTATCTGGTACAGTAAATTCTATAGTTCCTTCGTCAATCCATATGTCGTTTGATATAGTGCCATCTAAATTATATTTTGTTATTCCATTACTGTAAATTAATGATGTATTTGTTGTTTCTTGATCAGGTAATCTACCCGGTGTAAAACTAATACTAGTTACAAATGAAATAGGATAATTTGGTGTGTTGACAGAAAACCTATAAGTTTGTCCTTTATATAATGTAAGTGTAGGATTATTTGTCAATCCATCTGGTGAAAACAAATATGTAGGATCTCCTGCATTATCTTTTATTTCAATCGAATATGTGCTTTGTACTTCTTTTGTTTGTCCAAAAACACTTATAGTTATTGGTCCTGTTGGTAACCAGTAATATTCTCTAAAGTTGACAAACTTATCCCAATCAATATTAGGATTCCATGAATAGTATTCTTGAGAATTTACATCACTATGATTATCAGTATTGGTAGATAAAATCTTTAATTTATTAATATAATCATTATAATCTGCATAGAAATTAACATTTCCTAAATTATCTTTTATTATTGTT